AAATCTTTACATGGTGCAATTACAACTTACAAAACTCTTTTAGAGGGTTTTGACACAAGTACAATAACTTACCCAATGACACAAAGTTGGGAAGAATACTGCGAAGATAATTCAATAGCTTACGTAAGTCCTTTACAAATACCATAATATTTGTAATGTAGGGCATGTTCGAAAAAATTATAGAGTTTATAGCTCCAGAAGAATATATAAAAAATAATCAAGATTTACTTCCAACCCCTATCAAACTTAATATACCTGAGTGGTATAAAGAATTAAAACATCATGTGAATCATAAAACAATAAAAGGTTGCATGCCTTTTTTAGATTCTTTAACGTCAGGATATCTTTTAAAACTTCCAACTGATTTTTACATTGAACATAATGTAGAAATTGAAGGAAAACCAGCTACTCAAGTGGTATCTGCTAATCGATTTAGACCTAATTTAGGATTAAAAATAAATGTTAATTATGATAATGTTGGTGAATATCATGACCCTAATCAATTAGGAAAAAGTAAATTAGTAGAAAAAAATAAAAATCTACCATTTCATAAAATATTAAATCCATGGATTATAAAAACTCCACCTGGTTATTCTTGTATTTTTACACCACCTTTAAATAATAGAGATGATAGGTTCGAAATAATATCAGGTATAGTTGATACAGATTCGTTTAATACAGAAATAAATTTTCCTATAGTTATTAATGGTGACAAGTATCCCACGTTAAAAACAACCTTAAAAATAGGCACTCCATATGTGCAAATAATTCCTTTTAAAAGAGATAATTGGAAGATGAAAATAAAAAAATCAGACATTAAAGAAAAAAATGAAAATGAATTTTTTATGATGAGACATGTTTTGGAAAATTATAAGAAAAAATTTTGGAGAAAAAAAACATGGAAGTAGGTAAGTATACACATGATTATATAAAAATATTTGATAATTTTTTAAAAGAAGAAGAATTACAAACTCTCATTAAAGTTTGTAAAGATCGTCAATTTTCTAAATACGGAAAAATAAATTTCTCTTCAAAAAAATCAATTGTTGATAAAGAAGTAAGAAATGTACAAATATGGGAAATGGAGCATTTAAAAACAAATAATTATACTCAGATATTTTGGACTAATTTTTTGGGTCATACTTTTAA